GGGTATGAGAGCCTACAAAATGATCAAAATGTCTGACACTCTAAGATCTATATGAAACTATACGTATACTCCTTTTACTAGCACCGCTTCCCCCGAGGCCTGCTAAACTTCTTTTCTACCCCATCCATACTCCTTTTATGTCTCGTGACTACAGGCCCATGCCTCCCCTCTGGCGCATCAAGGAGGTTGTGGCTCTCAGTGACGAGTGTCCCTCCGGCCTGATCTACGTCAAAAAAAACAAACCAGTAAAACGGCTACATAAACACTCTGGGTATTACCTGGTATCTATTGATGCCGACGTGTACCAAGCGCATCGGATTGTTTATTACCTGCGTACAGGGGAGTGCCCTGACCATTGCTGTATTTCTCATCGAGATAAAAATAAAGACAACCGACAAGAGCTTTACAAAAGCTGGATCGCAAGGCCCCATAAACGCAAAAAGACCTGGAGCTGGGACGACTGATGGCAAACCTACAGACCAAGGGGCAACGCACAAATTTCCGCTATGTCCCCAATATCAATAAACTCGACGAATCTCAACTTGAGTCGCATGGTTATTACATTGGTTATCCTTGTCCTCACCGCCATCGCATCAGGGACAAAGAACATCATTGGTGTTACCACTGCGTTGTAAAAATCAAATCAAACATCTGTGGTTTCAACATGAACTTTCTACATCCCTACTACAACTACAAATACGAGAAACTCTGGTCCTTGGTCGACATTCGTGATCCGTCCGAATGTTGGGAGATCAATGCTCCAGGTGCAAGGTCACCACGAAGGATGAGCTTTCCTTCCTACCGCTCTTTTCATACCCTTCGTGCGTTGGAGAATGTTACACCACACAAACTGATTTACCAATGTGCCTGGGGGGATATTGGCTCTTTGACCGTCTCCAGGGTCTGCGGTAATCCTTGGTGTGTCAATCCACTGCATCTTGTTTCAAGTTGGAATATTGGCTACCCCCCTGCAAATGTATCCCCCTTCAATCTGGAATTCAAACCAGAAGAACTAATGGCTATCTCCAATGCCGTACGCCTTGGCAGGGAACAAGAGTTAATCGAACGCTATTACAAACAAACCATTAGGAGTCCTTTGTGTGCACCAGATGCTCCCTACTATGATGAGGGTTGATTTTCAGAATTAGAATAAAAGAAAGAAAACGCAACAATAATGTCCCGTAGTTCACGATTAAGCCAAGCCCAACGTAGTTTTGAAAATCCCTTAAACCTTGGGACTTTTTCCAGTACTTCTTTAAGATACTTAAAGGGGTCCCTTGGACCAGAAAATAAAGTTGTTGGTAAAGCCGATACCTCTTTTACGTCTAATGGTGGTTTTGGTGGCGGTAGGTACAATCATTGGTACACAGTTACTCTTGCTTCTCCTGCTTGGATTATTGCTACAAAAGGGCCACCGCGTCCACAATACATTCAGTTATCTGCCTATGACCTGAACAGAACACCTATCCAAGGTGAGTCTATTTTTGACGCTGATTCTATTACCGATGGCCTAAAAACAAACGGTGAAGTCTATGTGCCGTACTTAGATACGGTCATGAGCGCTAAATCTGATTTATATAATCAATTTTCACAACTGCGTTTAGATCGCGGAGATGAACGTTATTATCCGCTTAGTGCAGGCACGTATCTTATTTGTGTTTCAACAACCAGGAATGAACCACTTGCCTATGAAATTGGTTTAATTGTCGAGTTCCCCGCAACAGAAGTTCTTTTTGAACTTGAAGACAGCGACGGAAGTATTGTTCTGCAAGAAACAGCTCAAGAATCACAGGGTTTAACAAGCCCTGTTCTTACGAGTGTATCTGTTCCTGCTGGATTATATATTGTAACAATTACTCCATTTGTCATTGATACCACGGGGATCGTAACAGTAAGTGATACAGGCATACTTGCGATTGGCCAATCTGTATTACCTACAAATCTTGGTATCTTGTGTGATATTGGAGATGATAGTTACTTCAACACAGTTCACGACCACTCGCTGTCTGAATGGAAAACCTCGTGGCAGAATGAACATCAGGACACTGATCGGTTCCCTGAGCTATTTGTCCCTCTAACAAACAGACCATGATCAACAAAATAAAGACATTTGTTGTCTCTTTGTTCCAAGGTAAACCTACACCCGTAAAGAAAAAGAGTTATTGTGAAGAGTATCCCTGGGCACCAAGTTGCCGTATTTACGAAGATTGATGGGTAGTGAAAACATTGAGGTCACAACGAAGCAAAAAGATTGGGACGATTTTTTTGCCGGATGGGAAAATCCTCAAGATGCGATTGATTCCCTGGATTCGTACGGAGAAAGGGTGCGTGTGGCTTGCAAGCTTAGCGGTCGGAAAATCAAAAAGACAACTCAACGACTGGCTAAACAAACGCAAGAAAAAATCCGTGTCACGGTTGAGTTCGATTTTGACCGGTAAATTAGGTACCAGGGTTCAAGCTATTGCTGTACGTCAGGTTCGTCAATGGATAATTGAAATCCCTGGTGGCGACTCCGTTTGTATGCGATGTGAATCTGCTTTACCAGATAAACAGTTCAGGGTTTGGAAACGTTGGTTTTTATCGCATGAAGATCCAAGGTGGGAAATATCGGATGAATATAAATCTTTTTTCTTCTATAAACCAAGAGTCATAGAATAAAAGAAACGGGAGATACCCATGGATCTTAACAAGTACATCGAACTGGCACTTGCCATTCATGCCGCTGCTTCTATTATTGTGTCTTTGACTCCAACCCCTTCCGACGACAGGATCGTCGGTAAGCTCTATAAGGTTATTGAAACACTGGCACTGGTGGTTGGCAAAGCAAAACAGCGTTGATCAGTCAGGTAACGCCTGAAACCAGAAGCACACGCCCCCCTGACTCTCAACCCAATCCCTTGTTTCATATGCGTGCTCCTGCGGTAGGGTCACGCATTTTTTTTCGTCTCCAATCTGCCAACACATGTTGACACGACGCGGCTTGTCTTTGTATTTTTTCACTTCAGTAGACCCAGCGAACGCGTGGTTTTCCTTCCCTAATGCCAAGATGCGTGAATCCCTTGGGTGCGCCATATCCTAACGAATAAGGCCAATGTTTATCGCACCAGTCTTGCACCTTATAGATATCAACACCCTGGATATAAAAATCAATCGCGCCTTTAGACGGTGCGTTGTAGGTATGTTCACTGTTCTTTGCGCCGTTTACTTGAGTATTGATGGGTTCTGGACGAGAACCGCTAGTGATAATGATTGGCTTGTTACCAAACTGTTTACGGACTTTTTCTAGGAATAAACATAGTTCTTTTGCTGTGTCGCATTGATATTGCTTGGTAAACCTTCGCTTTTCTTGGTTTAAACAAATCTCACCATATGTGATATTAGGTGTGATCTTATAGGTGAATGGGCTCCAAGGGTTCAAGTTATTGTTGTGTGGGTTGGGATCTTCTTTCTCTCCAATGTTTTGAAGTTGACGATCCATGATCTGAATTAATTTTGTTGCATAGTCAGGGTCAGTTGCGTAACTTTCCTTAACCAAAAGTCGAGCGCATTCATTCCTGCTGGTTGCTCTATTAACACCTTTGAAGCGCCCAAAGTCTTTATACCAGCGATCAACGAGGTAGCAAGCACATGTTTGTAAATCAGGAAAATCAAGGAATCCAGCCTTGATCGTGACCCATTGACCATTGATGAATTCTTGGGTGCTGACCGTAGAACCAGATCCTTTCAATCCAAAGTAATTATTCTTACCAGATGTGTGTTGACCCCATCCCGATTCGAGTGCCCACTGTGCCGCAACACATTCAGGCCATTTAGCACCAGCTGTTTTAGCTGCTGCAAGAACACCGTCCCAAGTGTTGTCTATAGCTAAAGCAGGTCTTGGTTTGTTTCGATATTTCTCAGCAAAAAGATCCAGGACATCAGCAGTGAGCTGAGCCTGAAGCCACTCCAACGCATCGATTTGATGCGGTTCTTCGTTAAAAAACCTTGCGGCGTCTGTGAGTTTGATTGACATTTATAGACCTAGAGCAATGTAAATACTCTAGATCAAGTCAACAAATCAAGCAGGTACGGCTTCTTTTACCTCGGTGTCCTCTGCTACTTCTTCCTCCGGAGCAAACTCAAGAGTTTCAATCAGTTGCCCAATCAACTGAGCAGAAAAACCAATAAGGTTGCCATCGCCAGTGGCACGAGCAGATCCAAAGGAATTGATGGCAGAAATCAGTTCACTCTTTTTGCAGGCCATATTAAACAGATGACTTCAAAAAGTATAGCAACTGATCACCAAGGTACACCAGATTCTGAAGTAGGAGTCAGCTTTTGCTGAATCTGTTCTGCCAGTGCACTTTCGATAGATGCTACTTCCTCATCGCCAAGGGTGGCTTTTACCCAACCAATGACTTGTGCTTCAGTGAGCTGATTAAACGGCGTGTAATTACCGGGATCTGCATCGCTGAAACCAACGGAGCCATATGCACTAGCCGTTTTACCTTGATCTTCAAGGCTTACGGTCCAATGCGCAGTGGTGACTTGACCTTCAGGGGGAGTAATGCCATCAGGAAGGGTGCGTTCCAAATTTGCGATAGACCAGACAGGAGTAGCCATAACAGATGTTTTTTCCTATTTTAGTACCAAGGTAATTAGAGAAGAAGGCTTCTCTGGTTACCAAGTAGACAGCGCAGAGCGCTTCCAAGTGTTGGTGGCGGTGCAAACGTAGACGTAGTTGGCGTCCCAGCAGATCTCACCAGCGGTTCCAGTGTCTGTCGCGGATGCAGGTGTTTTTGCAGTTGCAATCCTAATACGATTGTCATTCACTTGAAGTAATGCGCCGCCACTATTGCTACTTGTGCCTATCAATACTCGCCCAGACGTGTCAATTCTTAATTTCTCCGTACCATTTGTCCCAATAAGCAGCGGGGAGTTGGTAAGTGTAGACAAAAAGCCATAATTATTACCGGCGGCTATGCTGATTTGCGTATTTGTCCCACCACCTCCTCCAAGGTATTCTCCAAGAAATCCGCCGGTACTCGCTCCCGAGCCTGTGTCATTCGTTCGACTCCTAATTAGTTGTGAGCCAGTTTTTTGGCAATCAAAAAGATAATCAGGGCTTGTTGTTCCGATCCCAACGTTGCCGTCTTGGCTTATAACCAATCGCGGTGTTTCTGATGTATCCGAGCTAGACACGTCTTGTGTGCAGAATTCAATACGAGTCGGCTTATTGTATTGATCAACAGAAGACCACGTACTAGCATCCTGCCTGAAAATAATTGATCCGGCAGGGCCGTAGACACTATTCTTTTGCCCTTCAATGCCAAACTTAAATACCTGTTCTGTTCCTGCCGTATCTGCAATCTGGTTGGTATTTGTGCCCTTGAACTCTACAATATCACCTTTAATATGCAGTAATTCATCAGGCGCAGAAGTCCCCAAGCCTACTTTGCCTGTCGAATCAATAACGAGGCTGTTACTAGGTGCGCTGCCGTTAAAGCCAACTGCAGGTGAACCTGAAGAGCCACCGCCAATGTGACTTAGCTGGCCGGTTGAGGTGATGCGCAGGCGTTCTAGCTGGTTAGTGCTAAAGGTTAGGTTTCTAGCGTTGAGAGCATTGAAGCCCCAATCAAGATTTCCGTTTGTTGTTACTTCTAAACCGCCGGATATTGGCCCACTTCCAAAAGCCGCAACTGTGTGAGCTGTTGTAGATGTCGTTTTTACTTCAAATGTAACACTTGGGCTCGTAGTGCCCACCGCCAAGCGGTTTGTCGAGGCGTCATAGAACACACCGCCGCTATCAACATTGATGTCACCATCGGACCCGATACTGATGCGCTGGGTGCCATTAGTCGAGATGGCTACTTGGTCTGTGCCGGGTGAATAAATGCCGTTATCTGTGGTGCCAACAGAAACAGATGGTGCCGCTGCAGTACCAGAAGCAAAAACACCTGATGTAATTGTTGCGGTTCCACCTGTTACCGTGGTAAATGCAGCTGAATTACCAGTAATGGTTGCACCAGAAATTTGCGTAGTGTATACACCTGAAGCAAATTTTGCTGTTGTGCCAGTAGTGGTTGTTCCTGTCAGCGAAGTAAATGAACCAGTTGTATAGGTTGCCGTTGTGCCTTGAATTGTTGTGCCTGTAAGCGAAATGAATGTTCCAGTGGTAAACGCTGCGGCTGTTCCAGTAACAGTTACACCAGAAACAGTTTGTCCTTGAACAAGGTTTCCAGAGATAGTACCAGTAACAGTGATATTCCCACTAAACGTCGGATTCTGGACTAAACCAGAAATAGCAACACTTTTATCAATCCCGCCATCAGTAAAAGTGATAGTATCAACTTTAATTTCGCCGTAAGCCATTTTGTTGTCTCTTTTTGTTTATTTTAACCGAAGAATTAAGGCAAGATCACTAACGGCCCTTGGATAATAAATCCACCAGTACCACCGGATACAACACCAGAACATACAATTGCAGGCGTTGGGCCAGATGGTGTTGTCACATTAAGTGTGCTGCCTGTGATATTTACAAAGGCACCGGTTGTAAACGTAGCCGTTACACCTGTTGTTGTAGTGCCAGTAAGAGAAGTAAACGAACCACTCGTAAACTTTGCTGTGACACCCGTCGTTGTGGTTCCGGTTAATGATGTAAAGCTACCCGTCGTAAAGGTTGCCGTTACACCACTTGTTGTAGTCCCTGTTAACTCAGTAAAAGATCCGGTAGTAAACGTAGCTGTTACACCGGTTGTCGTTGTTCCGGTTAAAGAAACAAAAGAACCCGTCGTTGCACTGACAGTTGTTCCGGTAATCGTGGTGCCACTAAGCGTGCCTGTTACCTGAACACCAGAAGTAAAAGTACTGGAGCCAAGGACGCTAAAATTACCTGATACAACGGTGTTCGTAAAAGCAAGGTTTAATGCTGCAAGTGTCTGAAAAACACCAGTCGATGCATTAACTGTTGTCCCAGTAAAAGTCGTGCCACTAAGATGGGTGAAGACTCCGGAAGTTCCTTGAATTGTATTGCCGGTAATTGTGGCACCAGAAATACTGGTGGTGAAGACACCAGCGATGCCAGTGAGGTTCGTGAAACTTCCGGTGTCACCTGTAACAAGCAGACCGGAAACACGTGTGGTAAATGTTCCGGTTGCCCCGGTCAACGACGTAAATTGTCCGATATTACCGGTAACCGTGGCACCTGAGACCTGCGTTGCAAAAGTACCAGAGGTGCTCGTCAGGTTTGTGAAGATGCCTGACGCCCCTGTAATTGTGGTTGCAGATAAAAAGCTGTTAAATACGCCGGAGACGCCGGAAACAATTGTCGCAGCAACTGTATCACCAGTAACGGTAGTACCAGAAACATTGGTGAATGTTCCGGAGACACCAGTGAGTGTTGTCAGCTGGGCCGTATCACCAGTGATGAGAGCACCAGATAAAAGCTGTGTAAAAACACCAGAAATACCGCTAACATTACCAAAAGCTCCAGTATTGCCAGTAACGGTTGCACCTGAAATCCTGGTGGTAAACGTTCCGGAAACACCTGTTGTATTTGAAATTAAAGCTGTATCACCTGTAATTGTTTCACCAGAAAGACGCGTTGTGAAAACGCCAGAAACACCAGATACCGTTGAAAATGCACCTGTTGTTCCTGTGATTGTTGTTCCGGAAAAAGTTCCAGTGGCCTGAACACCGTTGCCAAACTGAGCAAGGCCAGTGACTGTTAAACCACTGGCAACCGAAAGATTCCCGCTAACTTCAAGAAGTGGCGTGCTAAGAACCTGAAAAGAACCCGTTGTTGCCGCAACAGTCGTTCCAGTAATTGTTGCACCGCTGAGGTTTGTAAAAACGCCAGATGGCGATCTGACTTGACCACCGGTAATCGTAGCGCCCGAAACTTGGGTACTGAAGTTACCAGAAACAAAGTTTGCGTTTGTGCCTGTCGCAGTTGTAACAGTTGTTGTTATAGCGTTGATGTTAGTGCCTTGAACGTTGGTTCCAGTAATTGTTGTTCCACTGACTGTTCCACTAACAATCGCATTGTTTTGAACAACAATACCACTAAACGTACTTAGTCCAGATGATGTAAGAGTATTGAAGGTACTAGAGCCTGTAACCGTCAGGTCTCCAGAGATGGTAACGTTTCCGCTGAATGTTGCTCCACTTATGGGAGCATAATAAACATTAAGATATTCCCTGAACTCTGTAAAAGTTATTTTTTTATTGCGCAGAGTGGGGTCGACCTCGAAAACATGGACCAGCGTAAGCAGGTCCTGATCGATAATATCGCCCCCATTAATGGCTGGAAATTCCGTGATTCTACGGTTTGCCACCTATTGTATTGCGCAATTCTTTCTTTAATTATACGCCTGCTTATTTATCGCACCTTAATCTCAATCTTTGGAAGAGCATTGGAAACAAAATTCCAAGACCACTGAATTCCTGTTACAATACCGCAAGAAATCAGGAGAACAATCAAAAGTTCAGCAACGGTAAGGTTGCGACGCAAGTAGACGACTTTTGGTGCTTGCTGTGATTGTGCCGCTTGTTGAGCAAAAGCCTGCTGAAAGGCAAGATCCCTGGCACGCGCCTTCATCTCTGCGAGTTGCTCCAGGCTGATCTGTCCTTCCGGCATCTGCTGAACCGGAGGTTGGCTCGGTGGAATTTGTTCTTCCATGGTTGTAATCCTATCTCTAAAAACGTTAGCATCTTATTAGTGCGTTTGTTGCTATGGCTTACGGAATTCGCAAAGGTCTAGAAGATATTGCCGCTGAACTCAAGGGGATCAGGAATATCTTGGCCTCCATGTGGCACAGCAGGTACGAAAACGGAGAAACCGATGTCTTGAATCCAGAGGCTTTTGCTGATGAGTATATCTCAACGGAAGAATGTGCTCGCCGTTTGAGCGTATCAGATCAGACTTTGCGGAATTGGATTGCCATTGGAAAAACCAAACCAGACAAGGGCTGGGTTGAAGGCATCCATTACATAAACGCCTCTCCCATGACAAATAAAAAGGCTGTTATTCGCATCCCCTGGAATGCGCTGGTTCGCTCCTTCGCTAAAAACAGGGAGATATGCCCTGCTGACCACCGCGATCCCCGCCTATACAAAACCAAGACCGCAGATCAGGTAATGGAAGATGGCGCACCGATTTAGTACTGTCGATATCTCAAACGTTACTGTTGATAACGTCAATGAGACACTGCCTGAATCAATAAGACTTCAGGTGGAAATGTTCTTGCCTCCAGAAGGCTCTTTCGATGATGGGTGCCTGCAAAGATACCTTGAAATCTTAAGGCAATATGAAGAAGAGGATGAGAACTCTCACATGACGCTTGCGAATCGTTTGCGTCTTGCGTTCCAGGATTCATTGCCAGCTACAATCTGCGGCAAGTTCCCACAAGCTGAGCTTCCTCTGAAACGACGGTTGCGTTGTGTAGCTGAGTATTTAATTCGATCGGGGGAATTAAATAAAGTCAAAGATGAAAATGGAAACCTTGTCAAAAAACGTGGCATATTAGGTAAGATGGTTGTCTTGTATAAGCCAACTGACAAGCTTATTGAATCCTTAATTCGCCAGGGATTAATTGAAAAATGAACCGACGTGAAAAATTAATTGCTTCAGTCATTGGCCCAGAGCTAGATGAAACTAAAACACGGATGCTTGACGCAACCATCAAGTTAATTCTTGGTGATATGGGCCAGCAATACTTTAAACTCTGGGAGGTTGAGGGTCCAGGTATCATGGTTTTTCAGCCAGAGAACAAAGAACGCTCTATGTTCTTTTGGACTCTCAAGGAAATTCACTCTGCCCAAGAGGAGTGCGAACGTGGAAACGATGGTGATATGGCTGAAACATTTCGTCGGATTCTGTCTGCTGCACAAAATATTGACCCTGCGGAAAAAGCTGGTTATGTTATCAATGATGCAGAGGGTATTCGTTATTTTGAAATTGATTACAACCAAGTTTCAGAAAAGTAATGGGACTCCAACATATCAGTAGTCACGTCGAAGGTCGTGAGTATGTGACTTGCCAAGATCTGGTAACGGCTGCCCATGAGTTATTGGGTGGAATCGATCTGGATGTCGCAAGCTCTGACTTTGCCAACACGTATGTAGAAGCAAAGAAATACTACACACCTAGCAAGGATGGGTTGAATGTTCAACCTTGGTACGGTAGCGTGTATCTCTTCCCCCCCTCTGGGGCTTACTTTTGGGATAAGAAAAGGCAGCGCTGGAAGATGACACGAACATCATCTCCAACATTGATGTCTTCCCATGCTGTGTGGTTTAACCGTTTATATAAGGAATGGCTTGCAGGAGAAGTGAAGCAAGGCCTGTTCTTTACAAACTGTACAGACATGATTCGTTATGACCCACGAATCTTTAATTTCCCTGTGTGTATTTTAAAAACTCCCCCAACTCTGGTAATGAGAACCAGTGAAGGTGTTGGTAAACATAAGACGTGCACTTCTTTGATTGTCTATCTACCTCCCGTTGACGACACGTCGTCGGCAACCGAAAGATTTATAGACATCTACGAAGAAAGGGGGCACATTCTCAAGTAATTTGCGTATACTGAAGAACGATTGAACAAGGTTATGAGCGTACTTGCTGACTGGGAAATCAAAAAACTTGCGGAAGAAGAGGAGATGATTTCTCCGTTTGTGGATCGTCTGGTCAGCAAAGAAAATGGAAGGAAACTATTAAGTTATGGACTTGGTTCCTATGGTTATGACATCCGGTTGTCACCAGAGCAATGTCTGATTTTCGGCAAAGTACAGGCTGGTGATTGTGATCCAAAGAACTTTGACCCAAGTATCTTGAAACCTGCAGAGCTTTTAGAAGATGAGCGCGGTAAGTACTTCTTGTTACCGCCCTATGGTTACTGCCTTGGTGTCGCAATGGAGCGCCTGAAGCTTCCTCGTGATGTAACTGTTGTTGCAGTCGGTAAATCGACGTATGCTCGTTCCGGCATCCTCGTGAATATTACACCTGCCGAGGCAATGTGGGAAGGTTATCTAACGTTAGAAATCAGCAACTGCACTGGACTCTTCAATCGCATTTATGCAAATGAAGGGATCACTCAACTTCTTTTCTATCGTGGTAACCCTTGCTCTGTAAGCTACCAAGATCGGAAAGGTAAGTACCAAGACCAACCTGCAGAAGTTGTATTCTCTCAGGTTTAATTGAAAGGCCTACCGGATCTTGGCTGAGGTTTGTCTGCATAATTTGTGCCTCCACCTCGGCCAATCCGGTCACCCATGCTCGGTAGCTCAGTGCCATCAATAAAAGCCGGATTCCTGGGAGTACGTCCTCGGATCGTCGGTTCTGCAATACCGGCTCTTTGTTTGTAAGCACCAGCACTTTTGGCAGCCTTCATGAATCTTGAGACTCTGCCTTGTTTGTCATTAACAGACTCAACAGATCGACGGTCTTCTTCATCTACACGACGAAGATCAGTATCGTAAATACGTTCAGGGTTAAGATCAGTTACTTCCGTACCAGAGGATGCTGCATCCTGACGTGGATCGTAAGTAGGATCAAAGAAACTTGCCATAGTATCATTGTAAAAGGAGCAAATCAATCTCGGATATCATGTATCACAACTCCGCCGCCGGTTTTTTAGATTCTTTTGTCCAAGACGAAGTCAAGTGTCGGTGTCTTGACGAAGAAACATTTGGCGCACCTATTGCAAATGAAGAGAATGATGTGCCACTATATGATATGTACAATCGCGGGTTAGTGGCATGCGAACAGGGGCTCGAAAGGAATCCGTTGAATCTCGAGGGAGCACGTCCTGGAATGACGGGTTACATTCCCTCGATGGAGGAGGGGCTGGCAATGGGAGCATCACCGAAGCCCAAAGCACTGGTCTTGGAATTGGAGGGACCGGACGAGGAGATGATGGAGGAGTCTCTCAAACGTCGTGGTTTGCGCCGGTAGAGGAAGTAAGTGACTGCCCAGGCGGTGTGTGCCCTGTTCCCTGGGCCACTAAAGAAGAACCTCCTGTGATCCAAGAGGATGCGGTCAACCACCCTTCTCATTACAATGACGGCGGAATCGAATGCATCGAAGCCATCGAGTCAGCCCTAACCAACGAAGAGTATCGCGGATTCCTAAAAGGGAATATCCTGAAGTATTTGTGGCGTGAGAGGCATAAAGGCGGGACAGAATCACTGAAGAAGGCACAGTTCTACCTCGATCGTCTTATTCAACTTGACGAGTCTCAGACGGTCTGAAGATCATCTTCATCATCGTCCTCGTCGTCGTATGCGAAAGCGGCGGCAAGCTCTGCTAATTCGAGATCGGTTGGATGATCCCAATCGATCTCAATATTTTCTGATGCCATGATATCCTTGATGGCGTGCCACTCCATCATCCTTTGGTGATATAGGTTCAGAAGAGCAGAGTAAAGCTGGTCCCAAGTCATTTCAGAGGCTTGTAGCTCAGCTTTGCGCATGGCAAACTGCAACTCCAGAGGAAGCTCAAACTCTCTAGGCTCACTTGATCGCTCCATTCCGCTCTGCATGCTTTTACTACAACTATTCTAATCGTACACTTTGAACAAAGAATCTAGACTCTCATCTCTAAAATCAACCCAGGGATTTTCGTCAATCTTAAAGTCGTTAGCAAACTCTGACAGAATATAAGGATTGATCTGTTCTTCCAGTTTTCGGATTGCCCGGACTTCATGAGAAGCAGCGCTGTAATTCCTGAATGCCGTCAAGAGGACTTCTGTAGAGGACCAGGGGTTTGCGTCAACCTCCTGCAGGAATAGATTCACCTCTTCTCGACGACGATCAAGCAGGCTACCAATGACTTTATGGTCTTGATCAAAAATCCAACGGCCAATTTCTTCTGTTGCTCCTGACAGGTCTTCAGTTTCAAGACAGTCAATCATACGGCTGTAAAGGAAAGGTTCCCATCCAATTGAATGGATAAAAGAAACAAGAGCTTGGCGCATACAGTCATCAAGTCCTAAGTTTAAACGCAGAAGCTGGGACTCAATAACGTTGACTTCGTGAAATAAATACTCCAGTGCCTTCTCTTGGCTGCAGCACTGACCTTGCTTGACGGGAGAACCATCGGGATAGAACTGAGTCCCAAACCCGATGGTGTATGGTTCTCCACCTGAGTACGGATCTGGATATGCTTTTTCGTTAAACCCTTCGTATTTACGAATCAGATTAACAGCACGCGAAAGATCCGACATGAGAGTATCTATTATTACTCTCAATCATACATACTTTTTACATACCTTGTCCACGATAACGTTTTTGCCCAGGCTTTAGCTTAGTCCTTTTAGAGCGCCCTTGACGTGTCTTCTTGGGTTTAGACTCAATTTGGATTGCCGTGGATCTGGGTTTTGCCATGCTGATAAAGAATCAACCTACACAGCTTAGCAGGAAATTACCATTTTGTTTTGTGGCTCCAGTAACGTGCTGACATCTTGTCAGGCTTTGGATCTTGTGCGTTATGTCGTGCATAATAAGATTTCCTCCGTGCTTTATCCTCGGCAGTTTTAGGATTCTTTCCAGCGCCTTCGACTCCCTGCTGACCAAAACGAATAATTTTTTCTTTATCACCTTCACATGCCTTGACCACATGGCTTTTTGTTGGGTGTCCAGGGGTCTCTCTGGGTTTATTACACTCCATCTTATCTTTAGCGATCTTAGCAGCAGCGGCAGCCTTCTTTCGTTTATCAGCCATCAGAGCCCCTTGAGCATGGATGTAAATTCACCAAGAATTTGACTACCTGTTTTTGATTTGTAGTCAGTGTCATTGTCATTGTCATCTAATCCTAAGCTAAAGAAGCTTGAAGTTTTTGGAGCGACATTTTCATCGTCATCAACCAAAGTTGTTTTTTCATCATCGGAAAAGAAACTTTCAATAGTTCCAAGGGAAGCAAACGGGTCGCTGAAATCCAAACCTTCAATCTTTAACGCTGAATCAGAACCCGCCTTGGTTAGTAGTGTTTGCTCAGATCTGTCAACATCCGGGAAGAAGTTTTCATAAAACTCGTCTTCGGTTCCCTGGAAACCAGCGGATTGGAAGACTTTGTACAGCTCAGTCTCTGGTGTGGCTTGTTCATTTTTGTAATCTTCTTCTCGTTCAATGTAAGTTAGTCCAAGAATTTGTTGAGTCGGCTTGCGTCTTTTCTCGTTTAGGTATTTAATTTGTTCTCGTATTTCTTGAGCGGACCCGGTGCGTAATGTCTCGGCAATGTATTGTTTCAGTTCTTCGGTAGTTCCTTTAAAATTGTCTAGACCAAATTTCTGTAACGCTTCATTCCAGTTTTCTTTATCTGTTGGATCTAGTCCCTTCAACATTTCGTCAGCAAATTCATCTGGAGTAACAAACTGGCCAAAAATGGTACCTTGTTTTAAAGACTCTTTTTTCAATGCCGGAAGAATTTCATCAAAGATATAATCTTGCACTTTGCTTGCTGTCAAAATATTCTCGGCTGGGTCGTAACCTTTTCCTTGGCCCTTGACTTCAAAGTGCATACGGGCAAAAGCATCTTTATCGGTAATATCAATACCAAAGCGATAGGCCTGCTGTTTCCAATATGAATCTCCTTCTTTAGCAGCTTTCCAGTCTGCTGCCACCGTTTTAGCTTGTTCAGCGTACGCATCTTCTGCTGCTTTGTTGCCTGTCGGGTTGAAATAGAAATCTGCATCGAAAGAACGATCACCTTCTTTTTTAATATCATCAAGATATTTTTTGGCCCTCAGTTCTGCAACCAAGCTAACTGCGTTAAACATATCTTGAGTCTGGAACGGGTTTTGCTCCTCTTGTCTGACATCAAGATATTCTTTAAATTCATCCATGGAACGAGCTGTATCAAAACGTGGCTTTAAATATTTGTCGATAAAAGTGCTGGCAAAATCAGCTTCAATTTTTATGGTTTTTTTTGCTTCGTCTGCTGTATAGCCGAGTTTCAATTCTTGATCATACTTTTTCTTTAAAGTGTCATCAAACCATTGCTGCCAATTATATGTAGCGTTATTACGTACACCGGTGATGTTCTGAAGGCTTTTTTCCAGGGACTCTTCTGCTTTTCCTCCAGAGGTGAAAGAAAGCATACCACCTACTCCACTGTCCCCTAAAATTGAGTTTGACAACTCTTGGTTGATATCTGTAATTTCGCTAAAGCCACCAAGATTTCCTAATAGGCTGATCGTACTTTCTTTTGCTTTAGCCTTCTTCATTTCTTCGATGGTGTCTTTAAGAACGTTCTGCTTAAGCGCACCAAATTTTTTAACGTCTACAGTAGCTTTCGCGCCAACTGCAGTATTAATAGCATCTTCTAATTCCGTAATACCATATCCAGCATTAACGTTGTAGTCCAGACTAATTTGTTTATCTTTATCCCTATCAGACAATCGGAAAAGCGCAACAAAATCATCCTTTTTATTGATGTCAAGAAAACTTTCTTTTGCTAATTTCTTCCAGTATGTATCTCCGTCTTTAGCTTTCTCCCATTCGGCCGCAATCTCTGGTACTTTAAGGATTCGATCAGTTTGACTATCCGTATTAATACCTAGCTGAAGATCTCGAACCTCTTGAAGATCTTTATCAGTTGGTTTCTTTTCAATGTATTCGTCTGCATACTTAGTCTTTTCTGGTGCATTACCGCGCTTACCAGCTTTCTTGCCCTGCAGTGCATAATGAGAAGCAAGAAAATTTTGTTTATTAGTGTATCTTTCGGTGATGTCCAGGTCACCATTTTCGACAGCCGTATCCCATTTTTCAGCTACAGACGGATTTTCTTTGGCATAATATGTTGCATCAAAATCACCATAAAGAGGTTTATAATCTTCCGCTTTTAAAGTGACAGGTGTTATTTTTTCTGTTATGTAAAATGTATCAAAATTATCTTGAATATCTTTAATGTTAAGCTCCTTTAATGCTTCAATTTGAGTAAGATAATCTCCGCCTTTCGTTGATGAGATAACCAAAAGACCTTTGTCGTAATTTGCGTTTAAAGCTTCATTTTCTTCGTTTAATTTTTTGTTCTCGTCGTTTATATATTGATGAATTTGATTGTTTGATTGTATTTCACTGGAAGCTTTAGAAGCTGAAAACGCAAGATCCTGGAAATTCCCCAGGGTGGTTTGGTACTTTTGAAGATCTTCTTTTGAGTAGTTTACGGGGATGTCACCAAGTTTGACCCAACCCTTATTGGGGTCTTTATTCTTGTTTATGCCAACGCTATAATCGGTGGTAACGGTAAATTGAAATGACTGACCTTTTTGGGATCCAGTTTTCTTCTCCTGTTTTGCCCACACCTCCATCGTGTCATAAACGGGTTTATCCGTCGGATAATCACTCTTTTCATAGGAAACATTCCATTTCTTGTCGTTTGCGTTATAAGTAAGACCCATTATCCCGCCAGCTTGTAATTAACTGTTTTTTCTTGATCTACTAAATCTATCATTTCTTGTTTGATCCACGCCGAAATCCGATCTAATCTTGCTTGACTAAAAAATGTTTGCTGTTGGTACCAGTCTTCCATCTTGTTACTTGCTTTGTTTTGATTACAACGACGACAACATGGGAGCAAGTTACTTCTATTGCTGGAACCAGATTTAAACCTTGGAACAATATGATCCAAACTTGTGGCCGGATCTCCGCAATAACCGCATTTATGATCCCAGGCTTCGTAGATAGATTGTCTATAACGCTTCTTTGCTAACTTTGGAGTTAATTCAATGAGCAGGGCAAGGGGTTCCTGTTCACAGTTGAACATGCTCTTTAGTTGCCGTTAACTCATTTTAGATTGCCCACACACCAGGTAAGAAAGAAAAGAGATTAAATCCTCGTTAAGGGTCTTGACACCTGCCCTGTTCTATGTAGGGTATCAGAGTACGCACTTCTCTGTGCCATGTCCAAAGCTACAGCAGGTTGGGTCCCCGTCAAGGTTGCGGAAGAACTCCTTGGCGTTGACCGTAAGACGCTCTTCAAGTACCGGGATGACGGCACACTGAAGCTTGGCCCCCACTTTGCAGCCTTCCCGGAAACCCGTTCACGGGATACCTACCGCTGGAACGTGCCTGCTGTGCGCAAACACCTTAAGAAAATGGAACAAAAGGCCGCAGTGCCCCAGGGGGACAACTAAACTAGGCGTGGTGCTAGGGAGAGGAGCCTCACTTCGGTGGGGCTTTTTTATTGGGGTGTAACACCGCTTGAAAAGGCCGCCCAGGCTAAGCCAATGGCTTCGATAGACGAGACATCCCCTGAGCCATAAGGGAGGTTCACAACGTCTCCTACGTGGTACACAGTCGGTGTTCCACTGGCCTCGATAGGACTGAAGCCATACTTCCGAATCGCTTGC